CTAAAATAAAAGAAGTAATTCCAAATTTTATTTCGTTTCTAGTTTTACCGTGTTTACTCAAAAGTTTTTTGAAATTTCTATAACTAAAGTTTTCATTTACTTTTTTAGTAGCCACGTTCAATTGTGATTTTCTATAATTATCAGCTTTTTCAAGTTTAATAAAATAATCAAATATTGGCTTAAGAACATTTTCTCGAATCCAGTATACTTTATATTTTCTTCCTTCAGGCCACCCGTAAGAATTTTCAGTTTTTAAATCATATCTATTCCAAGCTTCTTTTAGATTAAATTCTTTTGAAATTAAATACAGGGAATCATCGTTTTCATTTACCATTCCTATTGATATTAAATCAATTGTTGGAACAGAACGTCCGAATAATTTTTTTTGAGTTCCTTCTAAAAACTCACAGTCATAAAATATTTTCATTTTTTTATTAATTTTTTTAATTGATTAACTGTTAGATCTTTAAAAAAAGGTTGAGATCCATAATCATGACAAACAAATTTATCACCAATCCAACCAAAATTATCATAGTGAGTATCAACTAATAATTTTGGTAATAAGTCAGGTCTTTTTTTATTTGGTTTTTCTTGCGTTCGTTTCATTATTAAAACACAACAATTAGTGGAAATTGATTCTACTGGAGCAAACCAGTTTTTTATTTCCTCCAATTCGTTTTTAAAATACATAACTTCAGACCACACTTGAAATTCAATAGAGTTACAAATATTTCCTCTAGTGTCTTTAGCTATTTTTACAACTAAATCTTTTCGATCTACGTACTCGTAAACATCTCTAAATAAACCAGATCCTATTTTTTCACCTACAATAAGACCATATATGTCGTGTTGTAAAACTATATCTTCTTGATATTTACTGAATTCTTTTACATTCATATAAAATATTCTTTACAGTTTTTACAATAATAAACATCTGGAGATCCTGGAGAAAAATGTTCTTCGTGGCTAAATTTAACAGTATTTGTTTTACATTTAGGACACTCTGAATAAAATAATTCAGAAAACCATTTAATTATATTTTTTATTCGGAACATATTCAGTTTATAAATTAAAACCTACCTGTAAAAACAGATAGGTTTATTTTATTTCATTTTTATTACTTAAAAATCATCACCATCATCGACATCATCACCAGAAATATTGAAAGTATTTTATTTTTCTTCATCATCAGTATCTTCAAAACCATTGTTTTCATTTTCTTCAGTTATTTCAGGAAGCTCAATGTAGTGATGAACTTTGATAACCGAACTTGATTTTAAATCAATCGTACAAGAAGTGTTGATGAATAAAGATTTAGCTTTTTTCTGAGCTTTTTCCATTGACTCTTCTTGAATCAAATAAGTTGTAGTTGAACTTTTATCATCAATGTCTGTAATTGAGATTTTGATTTTAAACCAAGGATTTTCTGGCTCATCTGGTGTAAGTAAAACATTTTCAACTAACATTACTGAAATACTTGAAATGTTATGATACTTTTCTGATTCAGCTTGTTCGTTAAAATACTTTACAGTTTCTGATTCAGCATCTGTAAAATTTACAGCTCTGTGAATTAAAATAGAAGTGGAAATAGGTTTAACTTCACCTTTCTCATTCTGTACATTACATTTTAGTTTTACCAAGTGCAATTTCATAATTTACGATTTTGTTTTAATTAATAATAGTGCAAGTATAACTAAATTATAATTAACTGCAAAATTAATATAAAGTTTTTTAGTAAATTCTTATATCTCCTGGTGACAAGTCATGAGTTCTAATTAATTCGAGTGTAAAATGAAAAGTATCTATTTTAATTTTAACTTTTTCTGTTGTGTAAAAAAGGTCAGAGTGTTGATCAACATAAGATAATAATTCATTATAATCTTGAATCGATAAAATTAAAATACTTGGTTCTTTTTTTTCTTTCTTTAAATAAATATCAATCAAATAAATTAAATTATCTGGAGTAAATTTAGTCTTGGGATAAGATAAAGTTTCTGGACAAATTGTAAATGAAATCATAAAAAGGTTTTAATAAAAGAAAGATGATACTGTTTCCAATATCATCTTTCACACCTAACCGTAAATTTTTAGAAGTGCAACGAAACAAATGTACATTTAAAAAAATAAACTATTAAAAATATTTTTTTGAAAAAAATTAGTATATCGCGTACATACACGCGTGCGCGCATATTTCAAAGTATACTTATAATTGTTAATAAGTATAATAATAATGTTAATAAGTTTATATATAAGCTGTAGAAAAGAATAGTTTATTATAAAAGTTATTATTAGTATTAGTAAGTATATTCGCGCGTACGCATAAGCTATGGATAAACTTTTTAAATTCAAAACAAATTAATCTCTTTTTACAGCTTTTATTTGAATAAATAATATTACATTCGCATCATAATTAATTATGATAAAATGTCTTCAACAGTAACAGTAGTAGAAAGCGGTCCTTCAAAACTAATAAGAGCTGTATTTTCATCAGAAGAATATTATATGATTTATGCTAAAGTATTAAGCATTCATTATAAAGCTGAATTGAACTCAAGTGACTTAATATTACTTGCTCACTTATTAAGATATGAAATGTCTAAAGAGTTTACGATTACATATGCGTTAAAACAATTACTTTCTACTGGAAGAAAAATAAATCCAGAAGCTTTTAATAATTCAACTAGAAAATTAATTAATTCTGGAATAATTGAAAAAATGAATTTTAGAAAATATAAATTTTCGGAAAAGTTGGATCCTGAAATAACATTTAAACTTCTTTTAAATTCTTTAGATGCATAAAGATTGGACTTTTAAGAACACAGTCATAACTAGACACAATATTGAAGAGGATTGGAAAGGTTTTATTTACGTTTTAATTTTTACAAACATTAAAACAAAAGAAGTGAAACTTTATATCGGGAAAAAAGATTTTTATTCTACTGTGAAAAGACCTTTAGCTAGAAAAGAAATGTCTACAGATAAAAGAAAAAAAACCTATAAACGTGTAAAAACTTATAACTTTGAAAAATATTGTGGATCCAGTGAAGTGTTGATAGATTTTATTAATAATCCAGAATGGATGTTTGATAAAAAAATTATTAGAATTTGCAAAACAAAAGGTGACTTAACATATTATGAAGCAAAATATTTAATGATGTATGATGCTCTTAAAAGATCTATATTTTTAAACAATAATATTTTAGGAACTTTTTATAGAAAAAATTTAACAGAAATCGATTAAAAACAAATATATGAGTAACGTAAAACAAATAAAACTTGAAGATTTAAATCTTATTGGAAATCAAATTTTAGTAAGACCTTATATCCCAAACGTTAATGATAAAGCTAAAGGTGTTCTTTTAAGCGAAGGTGCTAAACAAGAAATGAGGGAAGAATTTCAGAAAAGCGAAACATTTAAAATAAATGCAGTTCCAGTTGTAAAAGTAGGACCCGATGTAAAAAATTTGGATGTTAAAGAAGGAACAATTGTTATTATACCAATGGATAGAATAGTTCATGCATCAAGAGTTTATTTAAATCCTCAAGATAATGAGGATTATTTAGTGGTTATTCCTTTTACTGATTCTTTTGTTGTAGGATATTATAATCAATAATATTTGGTAGTATGGAATTTATTTTTAATTTTGGCTTTATGAAAAAGTCAATCCTCGGATTATTACTTACGTTTACTTTATTGTGCGTAGGATCGGTTTTCGCTAATGGAACCGATGTCCAGAAATCAAAAACAGTTTATGAACATGTCCAGAAAACGGATACTGTTTCAGAATTGACAGTAGCTTGTTTTGAAAATCAAATTTATCAAAACGATTTTCTAATATCAGAGGGTGTAAAAACTCAAGATATTTTGAATGATCAAAATGATATTAAGATTTCAAAATATTTTTATTTTGCTCAAAAATTGAACGCGAATGAACACATTTTATTTCGACCCAATATTACAGCAATTAATTCTTTACCTTTAATAAAATCCGATTCTTTAAATCTTTTGAAATACAGACGAGCGCGAGATGGATTGACCAAAAAGAATTCAGAAAAAAATTAATATAAATTTCCTGTAAAAGTAGAGACATTCCATCTCTACTTTTTTTATTATATATTTGCGTATAATTGTAATAATTATTATATTATAGCATGGACAGAATTGATAAATTAGGATTACAGTTACAGAAATTGTTATTAGCAATTGATGTAAAGAAATTATTTTCATCAGTTGATGTAAGCGAAAGCGTTCCTTCTTCTGAAAGAATTAATGAGACTCCTTATTTTTTTAATTTAATTCCAAGTTCAACTCATACTATTCCAGATGGTTTAATTGCATACAGTGTTTGGAATTATGGAAATACTGATATTTTAATTGATTCGGTTCCGTTAAAACCAGGTATGATTTTAGAAATAAAACAAGATTTAAGTATTGGGAATTTAATTGGTTGTACTGTTGAAACTCAATTGTCGGAAGCTTATGTAATACATAAAGTAAAAAACTAAATTATGTTAAGACAGAAACTTCCATTAAACCAATTTCTAGCTTTAATAAACGCTAACAGTCCTTCCGATACTAATCCTTTTTTAACAGTTAATGATTTATTAGGAGGAGTAAACCCTATTATAGTTACTGATTTTAGCGCCTTACCTTTACCTAGTTCTGCACCCGGAGCTTTTTATTGGGTTGAAAATTCACAAGGAACTTGGTGGTTACCTGGAACTTTAGGTGGTACTTTTTATGCAGCTGGTCTATATTACTCAAACGGTACTAGCTGGATTACTTCTCCAATACCATGGCAAGCAACTTTAGCAGAAGTAAATGCTGGTACAAATAATGATACGTTTGTAACACCGTATACTTTTGAAAATGCTAATAAATGGAATACTAAATATGATTCGTCCAATCCTCTTGGATTTGAGACACCTGCTCAATTAACTGTTAGAGATAATGCAAACAGAAATAGAGCAAACCATACAGGAACTCAATCAGCAACAACTATAGTTGAAGATTCAACTCATAGATTTGCTACAGATGCTGAAAAAACAACTTGGAACGGAAAACAAAATGCTTTAGGTTTTACTCCTGAAAATATTTCTAATAAAGGTTCAGCTAATGGATATGCTCCACTTGGAGCTGATTCAAAAGTTCCATCTACTAACAGTAGAGCTTCATCTGTTATTTATACACCTTCTACTGGAAATTTAGCTTTTACTTGGGCGGATGGAAGTACTCAAAATATTGATTTACCTATTGAGAATTTACTTCAAAATGCTTCTTATGATTCAGGTACTCAAACTTTAACAGTTGTAACAGCTGGAGGGGGAAGCATTGATATTGATTTATCTACTTTAGTTGATTTACCTGAAATCGTATTAAGCGCATCATCAAATCCGTCTGTTGCTCCTACAACAGGACAAAAACTTTTTATGAGACAAGATAATGGTGCTTATTGGACTAATTCAGGGGGAACATGGGTTGGAGGTTACTTAGGCGTAACATCTTCTGAAAAAAGCACGTGGAATGGAAAACAAGATCCTATAACCTTAGTAGCTGGAACTAATCTCACTATAACGGAATCTCCAGCTAATACTTTTACTTTTAATGCTACTGGTGGAGGATCCGGTTTATCTTTTCAAGAAGTAATTAGAATGAAAACAATTTTAAATAATTTATAAAATGCAAATAACTCTTGGTGCTACAAATCAGTCATTTGAAATTCAAACAATTGTTGCTGGATCGATACATTATCAAATTGGTTACACTGATGTAACAGCATCTTCTGTATCAAATCCGATAGATTCAAACGGTATTATTTCTTCAGCAACAACAACCGTAGCTGTAGCAGCTCCTGCTTCAACAACAACAAGAAAAATTCAATATGTTAATATTTTTAACAACGGTATCCCAAATACAATTATTCTTAAAAAGGATATAGGTGGTACTGAAATAATATTATTAAGAATATCATTAGGACAAAATGAAACTTTAAGAATAATTAACGACAAGGTTGAAACATTAGATCCTTCAGGTAGAGTTAAGTTACAAAATCAAGGAGATTCTGAAATAACTGGCGAAGTAAGGTCAATTTATAAAGTAGGTACAGCTCCAGAAGCAGCAGGAGTAATGTATAGTCATTCTAAAGATTCTGGTTTTCCGGGAGCATGGTCTGTAGGAACTCCTGGTTTAAATGGTAGAAATACTAATGGTAGTTTGGCTCCAGATACAGGATGTATAAACGTAGGCTCTCCTGGAGCAGGTGCTTGGTATTTAAGAGATATTAATATGTCTGGAACCGTTGCAGGACAATTTAATTTGTTTGATGTTTTATGGGTTAATAGCGGTTTAGTTGTAACAACGCTTACAGCTCAAGCCATAACACAACCCACTTTACCACCCAGAGATAATAACGGTTCTACATCAGGTTTAGGGATATATGCTGGTATTTTAGTTACTGTTTCTACTGGAAATGCTGCAGCTATTGCAAATACAACATTAACTTATACTAATTCAGATGGTGTTGCTGGAAGAACAGGAACTATAACTTCTTTTCCTGCAACTGCCACAGTAGGAACCTTTGTTCCATTTCAGTTACAAGCTGGGGATAAAGGGATTCAAAGTATCCAAAGTATAACTTTAGGAACATCTTATGTAAGTGGAACAATAAGTTTAATTTGTTTTAATCCAATGGCTTCAAACTCAATACCTTTACCTAACTCAGGAAGTTTAAGTTATCAAAGAAAATTAGATTTAAGACTTTATGACGGTCATTGTTTGCTTCCTTTTTGGTTTGCTTCAGCAACTACTACGGTTACAATAAATGGTAATATTTACTTCGTAAATAAATAAGTTTAATAAATATTTAGTATATTATATTATGAATGAAAATGTAAAACAAGTTGTTTCAAAAAATTTAAATATACTTTCAGATCAACAAGGTTTTGAAAACGGTTTAGATTTTTTAACTTCTTTTATCCATATACCACAAATGAAAATATTATTAGTTACATCTACACTTACCACAGTAGGAGCTTCTTTTTTTGAAAAATATTTTGGAATACAATTAATAATATTTTTAGGAATCCTTGTTTTATTTATAATGGAAATGTTTACCGGAATACTTCATGCTAGAAGAAATGGAGTTTATAGTTCTAAAAAAGCACCAAGAGGAGTTATTAAAATGTGTGTATATTTTACATTTTTAGGTTGCGTAAATATATTTGCTGCCAATATGGACACTGTTCAAATTCCAAACAGTGTGATTGATGTAAACATCTACAAGATCTTTTATTACTTTCTTTTAAACTTCACTATTTTAAATTTAATAATTTCGAATATTGAGAATTTTGAAAAACTTGGATGGGATGAGTATGTCCCATTAATTAAAAAACTTCACTCTTTCTTAAAGCTTAAGAAAACCACAAAAACTAAAGACGAATAACATGAATCCATTTACTCAAATTTTTATAATTCATTCCTACAATGGTGGGGGAATAAGAGGTTTAATTTTATGCATATTTATGGAAATGGCTTCTAAGCTGTATCCTAGTTTAAAAAAATTACCTAATCTTATTGCTGGAACATCAACAGGTGCAATTGTTGCTACACTTAGAGCGCTTGGAATATCTTGGCCTAGAATAATTCAATTTTATACTGTTTACGGTTTTGATATTTTTAAAAAATCTTTTTTTCCTAGATGGTTTCGATCAAAATATTCAGATAAGACTTTAAACCGTTTACTTAAACACTACATTGGTGAAAATACAATGATCCAAGATATTGATTCTACATTGTTGGTAATATGTACAACTAGAGTATCTGATGATACTTTAAGAGTGTGGACATCCAGAGGATCTTATGTTGATACGGGTGAAGGTTTTGTTTGGTCCGAACAAAATGGAGAAAATGCGAAATTGTGGGAGGTTGTAAGAGCTTCTGCAGCTGCACCTAGATACTTTAATGCGTATAAGGTAAATGGAGTTTATCATTCGGACGGTGGAATGAAAGCAAACAACCCAAGTCAAATCGGTTATAATATTGCTAGAACTCAATGTGAAAATGTAGTTAAAATAGCTTTATTGTCAGTAACTACTGGAAGAAAAACTCATAATCTTAAAGAAACCGATATTAATGAATCAGATGTTAATGATGGAATACAAGTTGCATCAAATGTGATTGATTCTACCTTAGATGCAATTGATAAAAATGTTCATTACTCTTTACAATATCAAGTTAGAGAAACTGATATGTATGTTAGATGTGAAAGTGTTGTAAAATATTCAGATGGTTCTGTAGACAATGCATCGAGTAAAAATATTGATGATATGAAAAAAGATGGAGAAATAACTTTCTCCTCTAATTTAAAAAAAATATCCGCTTTTAATAAGTATATTTCTTAAAAATTAAAATACACAAACATGGAAAAGAAAAAAGAAATTGAATGGATTTACGATTTTGAAAAAGGAAAAAAAGCTGCTGAACTTGTAAAGACTTATGTTGGTCAACAAGAAATTCCTGGAAACAAAGGATTTATTCAAAAAGGTTTTGAGCGATTGATGCGTTCAGTTGGTTTTTACACAGGTGCTCCTTGGTGTGGTTTTTTACCTAGATTGGTTTGGAAACAAGTTGGTTTAAATCATTTGTTTATTTCTCCATCAAGCAATAAGCAAATAAATCAAACAGCAAAAGGTAAACCAATGGAAGGTAATTGGCATACAGAACCAGTTGAAGGAGCTGTAGCTGTTTGGGCCGTTTTTAGAAACGGAAAAAGACAAAAAAATGGTCACTTTAGTACAGTTGTTGATATTTACGAACATGACGGTAAAGTTCATTTTGACACTGTTGACGGGAATTCAAACAGTGACGGTAGTCGCGAAGGAAAAGAAGTTGCTTATAGAAATCATATAATGCGAACTGAAATTTGGTCTAAAACAGAAGGACAAAGATTATTAGGTTTTGTTTATCCTTCATCTCAAAAAGGAAACGTTTTAATTGGACTTACTGATGAGAAATAAAAGAGCAGGTAAATCTACTGGAACTAGTGAATCAGCAAAATATCTCAGAAGTAATCCTGAAGCTAGAGCGAAAAAACAAGCATATGATAAAGCTTATCATCAAACTCCAGAAAGAAAAAAATACAGAGCGGCATTAAACAAAGCAAATCGTCAGGCTGGAACATATGGTAATGGGGATAACAAGGATTTATCTCATACTAGATCAGGAAAACTAGTCAAAGAAAAAGCTTCTACTAACCGCGCCAGAAATGGACGTGGTAATAATAAAAGATTAAAGTGAAACGTTGTTCAATTTGTAAAGAAGAGTTGTCTTATGATAATTTTGGGAAATCATCAACTCTTAAAGATGGATTTAGAGGGCAATGTAAAAAGTGTCGTAAAAAGACAGAACCGAGTAGAACAGAATATTTAAAAATTTGGCGACAAAACAATAGAGAGTTAAAACGTGAATTAGATAAACAGTATCGAGAAAAAAATAAAGAAAAGATAAAACTTTACAAAAAAAGCAAACATTATCGAGCAATAAAAGCTGTTTCGGATAAAAAGTATGCTACAAAGATTAACAAAAATCCAATATTAAAATTGTCATCGCGAATAAGAGCTTCTGTTTCTGAATCATTACGTGGTAAAAAAGTTAATAAAACATTTGATATTATAGGGTATTCTTCAGAAACTTTAAAAAAACATCTAGAGAGTAATTTTAAACCAGGTATGTCTTGGGATAATTATGGTAGATCTGGTTGGCATATAGATCACATTAAACCTCTTGTTTTATTTGACAAATCCGAAAAAGGTATAAGAGAAGCATGGCAACTTAGTAATATTCAACCCTTATGGGAATCTGAAAATTGTTCAAAAGGTAGTGCCTATAAAGGAAAACGTTTTTTTCATAAATTGGATCCAGAAACGGAAAAGGTAATAACCGAAGACTGAAATAGAATAGAAACCAATTATTAATTTAATTGGTTTTTGTTTTTTAACTTAATAAAGTTTATTTTTGATAAATTAAAAATAGTTAAAAAACAAAAAAATGGCTGATTCTAATAATGAAGAAAATAAAACTGAAAGAGAGCAATATTTAGATTCATCTATTCCTCTTTTAAGAAAAGAAGCTTTATATCATAAATTACATGCTAGTATAGAATACAACAAATTACTTATGTTGAAATCTAGAGCTGAAAGATTTATGATTCAAAGTGAAATTGATAAAAAACCATCTGAAAATGATACATCAAAAAAATGATATAAAGAGAGTTGATTCTTTTGAAATAGTTAAATTTCAGATAATAACTTATTTATTTATTAATAAAGTTGATCAGAATTTTTCAGATACTCAAATAAATTGTTTATCATGGTTAGGTATTTTAGATGAAATTAAACTAACTGACTTTTGTGAAAAAATGGTTGAACTAAAAGTTTTTAAACACAAACAATCAGTGAGAAATTTTATAGCTGAATGTCTTAATTCTGAAAAACCTTTAATAGACAAAAATAATAAATCTGTAAAGTTATCTATTCCGGATATAGTGTGTAATAAGAATTTAGTTTATACAATAAAATTAGGATACAAAAATGAGTCGTAAATTTGAATCATCAACTAAAGTAAAACATTTAGTTAATAAAGTTGCTGCTGAAAAAGATATAGATCCTAAGATGCTAATGGATATAACTGAGACTTATTATAAAAATGTTTATCATCATGTTAAAACATTAAAATCTCCAAACATAATTCTTTTAGGTTTGGGTAGATTAGTTTTATCTGAAAGAAAATTAACTGAACTGATCAAAAGACTTGAGATCGCATTAAGTGAAAGAATTTCTAGAAATCATAAAGCTAAAAGCAGATATTTAACTGAAACTAGAGTATTGCTTTTAAAAAGAGGATTGAAAAAATTACATGAAGAAAATGAGAAATATGAGCAAAAATATAATAACCGTTTGGCAGAACAAAAAGAAAATTCTGGAGGGAATAAGAAATAAAGTTTTTACTAATGATACTGTTGAAGAAATTGCAAAAGAAAGATTAACTTTTTGCAATTCTCCTTGCGAACATTTAGATGTAGAAGGAAAAAGTTGCGTTATTAAAGCTACAGCTCCTTGTTGTGGTTTATGTGGTTGTTCTTTAGAATTAGCTTCTCGATCTCTTAGTTATACATGTAAAGCTGGAAAATGGCCTACATATATAAGTGATGATGATAACGTTGAGATAAGTATAATATTGAATTACAAAAAAATGTTAGATGAATTATTCGAATCATCAGAAATAACAAAAGAAAAATATAATATTCTTTTGAATAGTATTACTTCAGATAAATCCATAACAGCAATTGAAGCTCGTTTTGAAATCAGAAAACTAAAAGGACTATGATATATTTTACTGAAGCAGGACATAAATATTTAAGCAATGATGGTGATAACATTGAATGGACAAGTGTTACAACGTTATTGGAACTTTTTACTGAAGAGTTTGATGAAAGAAAAGTTGCATCTAAGTGTTCTACGGGGGAAGGTAAAACTAAAAAATACATTGGTTTATCGGTTGATGATATTTTAGATATATGGAGTAAAGAAAATAAAAGAGCTACTGATTTAGGGTCAAGATACCATTATAAAAAAGAAAAACAATTAATTGACAATCCTCTACAAGAAAGAGAAGGTTTGGTTTATCCAGTTTATCCTCCTATTATGAGTGGAGATAAAAAATTATCAATCCCTCAACAATTGACTGAAGGTATTTATGCGGAACACATGATGTTTTTAAAATCGGCAAAAATTTGTGGTCAGTCAGATCGAGTTGAAATAATTAAAAATTATATTGATGTATATGATCACAAGACAAATAAGAAGCTTGAATTTGAAGGATTTAAAAACAGATTGGGGGTTAGTAAAAAAATGTTGAGAATTCTAAAACATTTAGACGATTGTAATTTCATCCATTATTCTCTACAGCTTTCTATTTACATGTATATGATTCGAAAACATAATTATAATTTGACACCTAGACATTTAAAATTAGAGCATGTTTTATTCGAAACAAAATCAGTTGATGAATATGGTTTCCCTATTTATCATTTAGACGATCAAGGTAACCCTATTATAAAATCAATAACTTCACATCCTGTTGATTATATGGAAAGAGAAGCTATTTCCATAATTAATTTCATAAAAGAAAATTCTAGTTTTTTAAAAACATTCAAAGAAAAAAAATATGGAAAGTAATACTAGAGATAATTTAGATACTCAAATAAGAATATTTAAATTTGAGAAAGGTGAAGTTAAATTAACTGAGCATTGCGAACTCATTCCATTTCTGAAAAGAATAAAAACTCATTTTAAAAAAGATCACATGAAAGTATATGCTTATCTCGCATATTGTTGTCATGAATCTAGAGATAATCCATATTTCAATTATTCTATTTACGATAGGGAATTTAAGATATTACAAGATTTAGAATGCAATTTTGATATAGAGCATAAGATAGTTTTGCACGCTAAAGAGAGACTTACTGAAATGTATACAATGTCGTCAAGTTTAGCATATACATTGTTAGCAGAAACTTTAAATAGAATGGCTTCGGAGTGTGTAAATTCAGCTTCAATTACATTGGAACCAGCATCAATTAAAGCAATTATGGATATGGCTAAAAGTTTTAGAGATGTCAAAAAACAATTTGATGAATCGAGAAAAGATTTAGTAATTGAAAATGAAACAATTCAAGGTCCACGAAACAGAGGTAATATAACTTCAGCTTATGATGATTAATAAATATTCAATGCCTGGAGAAATTTATGAAAAAATTCCAGCATTCATAAACGGTTCTTGGTCTGAAATAACTTATCCTAATAAACAGGAATTTATTTTAGATTTAGAAGAAACTTACTTTAAAGAAGTAGGTGAATATAATTTTAATGAAAAAACTTTAGCTGTTTTATTCAGTACTCAAAAATCTTTTTTAGCCAATGGTTACTATTGCAACGAACCTTATAACTCAAAAGGGTTTCTTGATTTTTGGGATTTTGAAAAATTAAAATCCAGAAAAGGTATTTTTATCATTGACGGAAAAAATAAATGGTACTTTAGTAGAGACATGTATTTTTGGTTAAACTTTTTACCAATTTTTAATAAAAAGAGAAAGATTGATGATTTTCCTAGTTTAACAGATGCTCACGTTAGGATGGACCTTTATGAGTTTATTGCTGAACTAAAAGGTCTTCATGGAATAATTACAAAAAAACGACAATTCGGTTCCAGTTATTATCATGCTGCTAAATTAATTAATCGTTTCTGGTTCGAACCATCTACCATTTTACAGATGGGAGCATCTTTAGATTTATACGTTAATGGAACAAAAGGTACTTGGAGATATTTAAATTCTTATCGAAACTGGTTAAATAAAGAAACCGCTTGGTTTAGACCCATAAAAGGAGGTGATGGTAACTGGAAACAATCTATTGATACAATAAACCCAATTACAAAACAATCCACTGAGACTGGAAGACAGGGTGTATTAACATCAACTACTTTTGAAAGAAGTGCGACAAATGGAGTCGGTGGGGCAAAAAGTATTTTTTATCACGAAGAAGCTGGTATCGCTGCTAAGATGGATACTACTTATGAATTCATGAGATCGGCTGTAGAGGATGGGAATGAATCTACAGGTTTTTTTGTAGCGGCTGGTTCTGTTGGAGATTTGTCTGAATGTGAACCATTGAAAAAATACATGTATGCTGCAGAAGTAAATGGTTTTTATGCTGTAAACAATAAACTAATTGATTCGGAAATGCCTGAAGCTAAAACAGGTTTATTTATTTCTGAAGTACATGCTATGACTGGTTTTATAGATAAGTACGGTAATTCAGATGTTGAAGGAGCATTAAAATATTTAGAAGAACAAAAAGAAATTTGGAGAAATACTTTAGATCCAAAATCGTATGCCATTAGATGTTCTCAAAAACCGACTTATTTAAATGAAGCTTTTAAATTCAGAGGACAATCTATTATGCCGTTAAGTATTTTAGAAGCTGAAGAAAAGAGAATTATAAGAGGAGAAGTTCCTTATGAAATTGTTGAATTGGAATATGACTTAGATGATGAGTCTGGTGAAAAAATTATAATATCTCCTTCACAAAAAGAACCTATTTCTGAATTCCCGTTGGATCCAAAAACTGAGGATAAAACTGGAGCAATTGTAATGTATCAAAGACCTATAAGAAATCTTATTCCTCTTACTACTTATTATGCATCAGTCGATCCAGTAGGTCAAGGAAAAACTATAACGTCTAACTCTTTAGCATGTATTTATGTTTATAGAAATTCTCATTTTATTACTAGAAACGTAGATGGTTCAACAGAAACTTGTTTAGAAGGAGATGAAATTGTTTGTGTTTGGACAGGAAGATATGATGATATAAACGATACTCATGAACAAATAATAAAAATAATTTTATTGTATAAAGCATGGACTTTATGTGAAAACAATGTATCGTTGTTAATCGATGATATGAAAATAAAAAGACTTCAGAAATATTTAGTTCCCAAAAAACAATTTTCTTTTTCTAATGAATTTGATTCTAGAATGGATACTCAGTTTTATGATTATGGTTGGAGAAATACAGGCAATTTATTTGATAAAACTATATTAAATTATTTATTGAAATATTTAACAGAAAATATTCATGAAATTTTAGATGAAGAAGGTAATGTTAAGATTAGAATTAAAGGTGTTACTCGTATTAAAGATATAATGGTCATTAAGGAAATGCTTGCTTATTTTAAAGGGTTAAACGTCGATAGAATAGTTACATTAGCAGCTTTAATAACATTTGTTGAATTACAAAGGGCGCATAGGAGAAATACTAAATCTCACGTAACTGAAACAGATGAAGACGAAAATTTGGATAACCCGAATAAAATGACTAAATTAAATAGATCTCCTTTTAACCATATAGGAAATTCACATTCACAACAAATTAAAAAATCAGGTAAAAGATTTTTTAAAAACATTAAATAGATTATAACATGAGTCAAGTAAAAGGTGCATTAGACATAATGAATGGAATTGATGATTTGTTTTCAAACTCATCACTGCTTCCTTCAATACAACCTGTTCAAATGATACCCAATTCTGAAAAAAATGATGATTGGGTTAAACTTAATGTGGATTTTTTAGAGTTTCAAGGTTTACAAGAAATTGAAGGAAAGGCAAAAAGATTAATTAAAAATTATAATCTAGCTTACGGTATTCTTGATCGAGAAGATTATATTCCTCAAGATTTTGATGAGGATATGGAAGAAGTATATGACACTATAATGAGTGATGATATTCCAATTCCGGATTCAATGGACTTACAGTTTTTCCCATTAATACCGACTTACTATAATGTTTTATTAAACGAATATACTCAAAGAGGTTCTGCTAAAATTGAGTACCGAGCAGTTGATGAAAATTCAGTAAATGAAATAATTGAATTAAAGCAAAAAGACATTGAAAAAGTTGTTTTAGATTACGGTAGATCAAAAATGACTCAAGCTCTTTTAGAAGCTGGTTATAAAATGGATGATCCAGAAGCAGCAAAACAATTGGAAGTTCCAAATTTAACTGAAAAAATACCTGCTATTGATAATTTTTACAAAAAAGATTATCGAAACATGTATGAGATTTGGGCCAATAAATTACACAAAATAGATACTCATCGATTTAATTTAGATGATTTGGAAAGAGATAGTTATGGTGATTATCTTATAACCGATTCAGCTTATTGGCATATTAATTTATTAAATGATGATTATCGCGTAGAATTAAAAAATCCATATCTTACTTTTTCTCATAAATCTCCAAACGTTAAATGGGTATCTGAAGGTAATTATGCTGGTTTTTTTGATGTTTGTTCAGTAAGTGATGTTATAGATATTTGTGGTGAAGACTTAGACGAAGAGAATTTTAAAAAATTAGAGTCTTTAGTTGCTTCTTCTCCAGTAATGGATTCTAAATTTTTGGATGGTGGAATTGATGCAGCAAGTAATTGGGATGCATCTAAAACTTTTGAGCAAAATAAACAACATAGTATTGGGATGATGCAGAATGTAGCAATGGCTCGTTCTAATTACGAACAACAAGGTGTTGATATTATAGATTACATTTTAGGTAAAACTGCAGACACTGCTTTAGTTCATAGTTTAGGAATGCTTAGAATGACTACGGTTTATTGGAAATCTCAAAAGAAATTAGGAATGCTTTTCGAGATAAAGGAAAACGGAGAATCTTTTGAAACTCTGGTTGATGAAAACTTTGTTCAACAAATTAATCCTATTTACAATAACAAGTTTACTAACGAAAAAAATATAAACACTTTAGTTTTTGGTCAACATATTGATTGGTTTTATGTTAATGAAACTTGGGGTGCTAGAAAAATATCTGGAATTCAACCAGTTTTTAAATCTGTTTATGATGATGAAAATAGTATTTATGATTGCATTTATTTAGGAATTGGATCTAAAAAACCAGGACCGATTAAATGTCAATTCAAATCCGATTTAAACAGATGGGGATCTAGACTTCCCATTGAAGGAGGTAATTTTTCAAATAGATTAAACAATACTAAAAGTGTAGTTGATCTACTTAAACCTGCGCAAATAATATTTAATATTGCAAACAATCAATTAACCGATATACTTGCTGATGAATTAGGGCCTGTAGTAGCTTTGGACCAAAACTCTTTACCTAAACATTCAATTGATGGTTCTTGGGGTAAGAATAATTATATCAAAGCAAGAGGTGTTATGCATGAATATCAAATTCTTCCTTTAGATAACACTTTGGCTAACATTGAATCTCCTACAAGTTTTAGCCACATGCAAGTGTTAAATATGGAGCAATCTCAAAGATTACTTTCTCGAATAAGTATATCTAGATATGCAAAAGAAATGGCTAACGATTTACTTGGTTTTTCTCCAACACGAAATGGACAACAAACTGGAGGAACTGGATCTTCCCCAACTGCTACAGAAATTGAACAAACTCAAGTAGGTAGTTACAATAGAACTGAAACTTATTTTATAAATCATGCTGATAAACTAATGCCTAGAATTCATGAAATGAGAACAACTGCAGCTCAATATTATTTTTCAAATAAACCTTCTTTTATCTTACAGCAAATGATAGACCCAGATGAAAGAGCTTTGTTTGAAATAGATGGAACGGATTTAACTTTACGTGACTTTCAGGTTTTTTGTGACAATAATAGTTCTCGTAGGTCTATGCTTTCTTCTATTAAAGATTGGGTGATGAAGACTAACACAAACGGTGCAAGTATTACAGATGCTCCTGAAATAATGCAAATGGATTCTCTTGTGGATTTAAATTTAGCTTTAAAGAAGATAGAAGCTAAACAACAAAAAAATTCTGAACTAGAACATCAAAGAAAACTTGAGATTTTAGAAAAAGAAAATCAAATAAAACAAGCTGAAGTTGATAAGTCTAATAACTTTAAAGCTTTACAAAATATGTTGGATAGACAAACAGATTTACTCAAATCTCAAATAATGACTTCTGGTTACGCTGCTATGCAAGATATTAATAAAAATAATACTTCCGATCAAGTTGATTTAATGAAAACAATTAAAGAAGAAGAAGTTTATAGAGATACCATGAGAACTAAGCAACAAGAAGCAAGTCAAACAAATAAAATTGAAACTGATAAAAATAATATTGAGCGCGAAAAAATAAACGCAGACCTTAAAATTAGTTCGAATCAGTTACTTGAAGCTAAGATTAATAAAAACAAGTATGACAAAAAATAACAATAGTCTAATTGTAAAAAAATAAAACTTATAAGATTTTTAACTTTAAATTAGTTAAAAGGTGCAAAAATCGTTATATTATTAATACACAAACACAAAACAAAATGAGTAAAGAAGAAATTAATGACGTAGACTTTGACAACATGTTTTCGGAAGAAACTGTTGAAGGTGGTGACAGAAAAAATGTTTTCACTTCACCTCCTGATGCTTCAGTTTTGGATGAACTAGATAATGAAGAAGAAAGTGAAGAAGAAAAAACTGATGTCGATTTAGACAATCTTAATAATGACGAAGAAGAAGAGGAGGAGGAAGAAAAAACTATTGACTCTTCTCCAATGTTAAAAGCTGTTTCGAATTTAGTAGAAAAAGGGTTAATTAAAGTGTTTATTGATGATGAGGGTAATCCTGAAAAAGATTTAACTGAGTATACATCAGAAGATTTTGAAGAATTAATTTCTAGAAATATTGAAGATGCTGTAACAGGAGCTTCACAAGCTGCACCAGTTGAATTGTTTAAACGTTTACCTAAATCGGTTCAAGACGTTGTAGTATTTTCTTTAAACGGTGCTAAAGAATCTGATTTAACTTCAATGTTTTCTCAGCTATCTAAAGTTCAAGAAACTTTAGATTTGGATCCAACAAAAAAAGAAGATGCAATTAGAATAGTTAGAGAGTATCATCAAATGGAAGGAATTTTAAGTAATGAAGACATTGAAGATGATATTACTGCTTTGGAAGATAGAGACACTTTAACTAATTATGCTGAAAAGTATAAAAAAAGATTAGATGAAAAACAAGCTATTATTTTAAAGAAAAGATTAGCTGATCAAGATTTAATTAAAAAACAAGAACTTCAAAACGAACATAAAAAAATTCAAAATGTAGTTACTGTTTTAAAATCACCAGATATATCTGGAATTGTTTTAGATAATGATACTAAACAAAATTTATTTACAGGTCTTGCTGAAAAAAGATTTCAATCTTTAAACGGAGAACAGGTTAATGAACTTCAGTATTTATTAGAACAAAAACAATATGGGGAAAATCCTGATATGGCTTCGGTTGTATTAGCTTTAGCTATATTAAAAGATCCTAGTTTAATCTTAAACTCTTTAGAAACTAAAATTAGAAAAGAAGTTTCTATAAATGCTCAAGAAAAAATAAAGGATGCAAATAGAAAAATAGCTACACATGTACCTGTTTCTAAAACACAAGTTTCTTCACAGAACGTAGTTAAAAAAAGTGGGTTAAAAAGAAATAGCGTTTTCAGTTTAGGTAAGTAATAATTAAAAATCAAAAATAAAAATGAGTACACCTGTATTAAACAATGGTATTCACACACGAGATACATACTTAGAAGTTAATTCTCGCGTACAAGAAAACCATTTATACCAATTGGCTGGAGAAAGAAAACCAACCGATTTAGGGATTATTGAATTATTTCAACAATCCAAATTAGTAGATGTTCCTTTGTATACAATGGCATCATTTGATAAAGCTGACATCATTGATGTTGACGATCCAGATGGTCGTTATTCTTGGAAACATCCAATCGCTGAAGAACTTCCTGTTTCAATGGAAGACTTAGATCCATCAAACGTAAACAAAGGTCGTGATGGTTTACCTTTCCGTATTAAGCTAAACCAGAGAAAATTTGGAGTTGGTGATATTATCACTTACGATAAAATGAATGGTATGGAGTTGTACATTGTATCTCGTGAAATTACACATAGTCAAACGTATGCTTTTTATACGGTTACTATTGTAAATTCTGATTCAACAAAAGTTTTTGATAATCGTTTCTTGAGAAACGGAACAAAATACTTTAGAGTAGGTTCTGCAAAATCTCCAGAAGGTCAAAACTTCTCAGATATGATGGCAACAAGAAAGTATCGTGAGTTTTATAATTACGTAGGTAATGCAAGAGCGCACGCTAGTTATTCTGTATCATCAAAAGCGGAATTAGTAATGAAAAAAGGATTGACTTCTGATGGTAAGTTACCTGTAACTGAAATTTGGAATATTTCCAATGATCCTAAGTTTTCAAAAAATGATCCGTCGATTCGTTCTGTTGAAGCTTTTGCTAATTTAGTTGGAACACCGTATATGAAAGGTGCGTTGGAAAAGGGAACTATTTCTAAAACGTATGTTACAGAATTAGAAAAATCTCATATACAAAAAGTTGCTACTGATATTGAAAATTACCTTATGTGGGGTAAAGGAGGTAGAATAACTTCTGAAGCAGGTTCTCCATCTGAAATGCGTTTGTCTGTAGGTTTATGGAAACAAACTGATAACTCGTTTAAAAATATCTTCAATTTAGAAGATTTCACTTTAGACATGTTTGATTCTGAATTATTTAATTTCTACAACGGTAGAATTAATTTCAAAGGTCCAGATTCTCAGAATGAATTAATTATTCAAACTGGTATAGGTGGAATGAAACTGGTTAGTGATGCAATCGAAAGAAAAGCGTTTTCTAAACCTATGGATATTCAAGCTGCTGACATCGGTGCAATCGAAGGTAAATCAATGGATTTATCTTACGGTATCGCGTTTACTCGTTTCAAAATTCCATTCTTGGCGAATGTTAAATTTGTATTGAATCCAGCATTAGATCCAACTGAAGCGAATGATATTGAAAACCCAATTCTTCACACAGGTTACAGACTTTCTTCTTACAGCTTTATCATTTTTGATATTACAGAAATGAAAAAAGGAAATATCAAAATGTTGAGAAACAAGTTTGATAATGAGTTTATGTGGAGATACCGTAATGGTAACATGGATTATTTAGGTAGAACTTCTGGATTCCAAGCTTCTGATAGATTTGACGGTTATCAAGTTGACATGGAGCAATCTTATCCAGCTTTATTCGTAGAAGATCCAACAAAATTATTGAAATTTGTAATGAGAAATCCTATAACTGGAGGATCATTATAATTATAAAATAATAAATTAGAAAGCTAACATTTTTTTGTTAGCTTTCTTTTTTTTTGTAATATTGTAAAAAACACAAACATGGAAAAAAATAAAGAAAATAAAGAAACTTTTGAATTTGGATCAATTTCAGTTAAACCTAATGTTAAAGAAACTAATACTTCTATGGGATTAGAAGGTTATGAAATGGTTGTTTTTCCAAAAGTTTCACACAGCGAACCAATGGCTTATATTTCAAAAGCAGGTGGAGTTAGACGATATATAAACGGTTTGGATGAAGAACATCCATCAATTAAAGGAATTCTAGATAAAGAAGAAAAAAACGCTAAAATTTTAAGTATAAGAAAAGCGGTTCAATATTTAGAAAAAGCTCATTCTTTTAATGTTATTCCTGATTCCGAATTAGAAAAAGATACATTTTGGAATAATGTTAAAACTTTTTATCCAACAAATAAAGACTTTTATTCAACTATATCAATATCTTTTGATAATAATGAATTATTTTTATTTCCAAAAGATGATATTTTAGATTTAGTAAAATATTATTCTTTAAAGTGTGGAGGATTTTCATTATGTTCAACTGACAAAGAAGCTTGCGATAAAGAAGGAAAACGTTGGTATTTATCAAATGAATTTGAAGATGCTAAATCTGGAAATGAATCTACTAGACTTAAAAATAAAGCTATTGCGATTTTGGAAAATTTAATGGATGAAGGTAATAATAAACTATTTTATATTTCAAAAATTCTTATGCCTGATGCAAGTTCGTTTAAATTAAGAACGAGTAAAGATACTCTTTATGAAAGTCTTGATGCTTATTTAAATGGTAGAAAAAACATCAGAACCATTAAAGATGCAGCAAATAGATTTATTGCAGCATCTGAATTAAAAGGAGAAACATTGTTTATTAAAGCTATTGTGCAAGATTTATATAATTACAATCAAATTGTAATTAACAATAATTCTCACAACTATGTTGACTCTGAAACAAAAGAAGTGGTTTCTTTAGGTAGAAATACTTCTGAAGTAGTTGAATTCTTCTCAAATCCAGTAAATCAAGAATTTTGTGATGTTGTTCAGAAAAGTGTAAAAGAGAGATACTGGTAATATTTTGATTTGACGTTTTTTTTCATTAAATTAAAACTTCTAAAAAGTAAAACAATGAAAAAAACTATGTCAAAAGATTCTTCTAAAATGAAAAAAGGAGGACCGGTTAAAAAAACTCCTCCTAAAATGAAAATGGGAGGATCCATGAAAAAAGGTGGAAAAAAGTGTTAAACTTAACCGAGGGTAATTCCTCGGTTTTTTTAGTAAAAAAATATGAGCACTCCCGTAGAAAAAATACTTTATTTGGTTAAAGAAAAATTAAATAAATTAGATTCACAAGATTTTGATAATTTGCCCGATGTTAAAATAATATCCGCATACAATGAAGGTAGAATAAACTGGTTACGAAAAAACTTAAGTGGATTAAATGTACTAAAAGCTGGAGATGAATCTACTAAAAAAAGATTGGATGATTTTAACGAAATCTTAACTTTGCCTACAGACTTAACTGTAGCGAAAAAAGATGGATATTATTTATCTCAAAAATTATTTTCAGATTATTTTGAATTTAAACGAATTGAGTTTGATGCTAAGTCTAAGTGTTGCGAAAAACCATTAAAAATGATGTGTTTTTTAGTTGGTGAATCAAATGCTGATCTTTATTTAAGAGACGAATTTAAACAACCTAATTTTAATTGGGGTCATACTTTTTGTACTCTTGAAGATTTCAGATTAAAAATTTATACCAACGATGAATTTGATATTGAAAATGTTAAACTAACTTATTATCGTTTTCCTAAAAACGTTGAAAAGGTTGGTGTTTTAAATTTAGATACTCAAACTTATTCAACAAGTAATTTTGATTGTGAATTTAAAACGGATTTAGGCATCCTTTTCATAAAAGAAGCAGCTTCTCTTATAGCAGGACCTTTGGAGATGTATAATCAATCTCAACTTAATGATAACCAAAATGAAAAAACTAATTAAAAATATGAATAATTAGTTTTTTTTGATTATATTATATCTTATTTATAAATTAAAATTAAAGACATGCAAGAAAGATTATCTCATTGGAGAAAACCTTATTTAGGGTCAAAACCAACTCAAGTAGCATCAGGTGTTCAATCTGGTGTTCAATCTGGATTTCTTACTACTGCTGGTGTTCATTCAGCAGAACTTAAAAATCTCAACGCTCCTTTTGCTTTAGGTCCAGGAACTTTTGGTTTCTTTGATCCTACGGTAGGAACTTCTGTAATAGCTGCATCTGCTGCTGTAACAGGTGGTAAAATGTTATACTTGGCTAACAGTTCATTTCATTCAGTTGACAAAATTGGTCCTTTTCACGGAGGTTATCAAGAGTCAAGTAAATCAAAACTGATTAATCCTAAGTATATTACTAGTTTTGAAAAAATAGTTTGTGCTGCTCCAGAAGTAGCTGTTTGTCATATTGGTAATACTAATTTTACAAATACAACTACTCTTTCTCCAGCTAACCCTGGTGCTGGTTATACAGATGGAGTTTATCAAAACGTTCCTGTAACTGGAGGTACTGGTAGCGGAATGACTGTAGATATTGTGATTTCAGGTGGTGAAGTTCTTTCAGTAGAAGAATCAGACAATGGAACAGGGTATACTACTGGTGATTTACTTACTTTAGGTACTGTTGAAGGATCGGCTGTACCAACAACAGTTGCTACTCTAGATTTAAATGAATACGGAGGTTGTAACTACGAGTTTTATTGTGGTGAAACATATAATTTGCAAATCGCTTTAGGTGGTTCTGCTTATTTGTCAGTTTTAAATAACAAAGTTCCAAGATATGTAACTGCATATGGAGGTTGTTGTGATGTTGAAGCGGTAGGTCCTCAAAGAATTGATTCTACTTTAATCATGTTACAATGGGCGAAAGATATTATTTCTAACCCTTACTTCATGCATTTTATTAGACCGATTGTTTACGATCAAAATCAAGTTCCTTGGTTTGCAACTGCAGCTGAAGCTGTAGCCGCTGGTTATTCAGCTTCAAATATTTTCGATAACTATGTTTCACCTGGATATATTCCTGGTACTTTAGCAGGTATTCGTATTTCAGGAGCTTATGTTGAAACAAAATTCGGTAACTGTTCTTTCCAATATTCTGATGGTTTTGATGTTGAACCTGTTCAAATCACAAGTTTAGCATTAGTTGACAGAACTGGAAAAGCTTGTATTGATCAATTATGTACTGTTTGCGAACACACTGGTTTTTCAGGTCAAGGTTTTGGTGAAGAAGTTTTACGTGAGTTTATCGATGATGCTCCTCGTAGAACAAACAACTGGTCTGAAGATCAAAGATTGCGTGAAATCGAACAAGGCGATAAATTGCTTTCTAACATTAATAGATCTGGTTTGTATACTAGATTTATTATTCGTCATGAGATTCCATTTAAAGAAAACATTTCGAGTGCTTTCACTTCTGAAAATTACGAATTGAATATTTATATTCCTTGTAGTGGTTCAACATCTCCAACAACAGCTTTATTTGAAGCGTTTATGGCAGCATGGTTGGCAGGAGCTGGTAACAGTCAAGTTTCTTTATTGACAAGTTCTCATACACCATTTGTTTACGCAGCAATTTAATAAATTTTAAATTTTACTTAAATGGAGGATGGAGGATTTTACTCTATTCTCCATTTTTTATATTATGCATTATGGGTGGAACACATAACATAAAAATAAATATTTCAGATGCATTAGTTGAATGTGTTTTGAGAATTGAAGACTTTAGTGTATATGAACCGTTGCTTCCTTATTCTGGAGCTTCTTTGCAAATACAACTTCCGGGATTTAACGAATGTGTTGAATTCACAACTACGACTACTCCTGCTTTAGAACAAGGATTTGTTTTGAATTTAAATGCATGTATGTTAAATATTCAAACAGATAATTGTGGATTACAACAATATCCTTTACCTGATGGTATTTATACCATTCAATATTCTGTTGCGCCAAACAATGTTTTGTATGATGAGAAGTATCATCTACGCGATGTTAAGGCTCAAATATTATTGAAGAAAATTTATGCATCTTTAAACTTGGGTCCGTGTGAACCAGATTTTGAAACAAAACAAAAGTTTGATTTACTTAATACCATAGATGGATATTTAAAAGCAGCAAAAGCTCTTGTTGAAATCGATGGTGACTGTAAAAAAGGAATGATGATGTATAATTATGCATATGAACTATTAGGAAAACTCACTTGTAAAACTTGTTAAAATGTCTACATTTTGTCCAAATTGTAATACGTGTACATGTACAGGAGCTTATTTAGTAAAAGCTAAAGATGGTAGAACATGTTGTTCTAAATGTATAAGTAAGGTAAATGTTGAAATTGATCAACTTTTATCGGTTTCTCCAAATTTAACATATAGAGACTTAAAAAGAAAAAACAAAAAACAATAATCATGCTTTTAGAAAAATTGGAATATTATCAATTAGTATGTTGTACTTCTAAAAAACCTTTAGAGGTGAATCGACAAATAATTGTTTTTGAATTTAATGGAGAATATTACAATGATAATATTCCTGATAAATTAATTAAAAAAGTATTATCAAACATTGAGAATATTTCAAAAAATAAAACCACTGGTTGTTACGAACTTATTGATGTTACCAAAACATGTGATCCGGTTTTGTATAAAATAGTTCAATGGAAAACTTTTTTCGTTACTCTTGATATTTTTGATTGTTGTAAAGATTGTTTACCTGAACCAAAAGAAGTTCCGCATATTGTTTTAAATAATTTGTTTATTGAAAAAGAACCTGATCCTTGTTATCCAATAATTAAAAACTTTGTTAAACATTATTGGAGAGATGCAATGGAACGCATGGAAGGAATTAGTTTATGTTGTCCAGTTGATCCAATGAAATCTATTGTTGAGTATCAGATACTGATAAGAGAAAGGACAATGGATAATCGCGCATGTTGTCCTCCTTGCGTAAACGTAAATTTATCTTTTACAGCAAACTCTGTTGGAGTATTATCTTATGTAAATTGTAACAATGAAACTATTACTGAAAATATTAACACTTTGGTTCCTTTAGTGAGAACTATTTGCGTTTGTGTTAATTCATACAATTTATTAACTTTTATAGGACCTTCTGTTTCAGGGTTTACTCAAACTCCAACAGGAATTCCTTGCATAGACCAAAATTAATTAGTATTTTATAGATATGGGATTATTTGATAAAGATTTACCTTGTGTTAAAACTCCTTCCAAGTGTATTATTTGGACTGGAGGAAAAGTTTATTGTATTGAGATATGCGATGGTGACACAATTGAAGATGTAATTAAAAAAATTGGAAAAAAATTAAAAGATATTCATCAAGCGATAAGCATTGAATCTTTAGACTTTGGTGATCTTTTGGGAGAAAAAGAATGTCCTCCTGAAAAACTTATTGAAGTTATCCAATTGCTTATTAATAAAATTAACAACTGTTGTTCATCAGAAGTAGTTATTGGAACCGATAATACATCATTAACTGTTTCAGTAGCAGAATGTTTTCAAGAAACATTGGGAGCTGAAGTTATTAATATTAATGAGTATGTTCAATTTTTGGGAAATACTATTTGCTCACAAGCTACTCAAATAGATTTGTTACAAGAATCGGTTGAAAATTTAACAGACTTAGTTACTCAGTTAAATGATCAAGTTCAAACTTTAATAGGATAACTATGTGTTGCGGAAATGAAAATATTATCCCAATTGGATCCATTACAACTAATTGTTTAAATCCAGTTGCGTATATTGTGGGTCTTGCTGTTAGAGAATCTGAATCTTCTGGGGTTGCTGTGGGAACTGTTTTAACAAATATTTTAACTGAAGGATTTGTATCAAAAAAAGATGGACTTCTTTGTTGTCCAAATTGTGTCGATGATGCTGGTTTATATTTTTTAGGAAACTTAACTTCTTTAAATTTATTAGTTACATCTTTAACTTCTTGGCCTTCTTTTACTGGAGATATTCCTTGTTGCACTACATACCAAGCATCTTTAACTTCATCAGTAGATATTGAAGAGTTATTAGATCAAATTCAAAATTCAATTGAATGTTGCGATACACTGTTATTTACTGAACTTAAAACTTTATTTGAAAAGTATCCTAGTTTTACCGATTTATTAAATTTGGGAGTTGTAGAAATATCTACGTTAAATGGTTTAACTTCATTAAATCAAATCGTTAATTTAATTTTAGAAGAAAAACCATATGCTGATGAAGAATACATTCATTCTATTTTAATATCGCTTCTTACAACAGGTGTTGTTATTAAGTGTAATGATTGTAAAATATCTATTGGTATACCTGAAAACGTAGTATCAATAATGAATATACTTTTGTAAGATGAATAAAGAATGTTGTTCACCTATGAGTGATTGTATAAATCCTTTAATTGATTTATACAAAAAAGCTAAAGCTAGATTGGCTGTAGCAACGAGAAGTAGTTTAGCTCAAGAGTTGACTACAATATTATCAAACGGAATAGTTTTATCTAATTCTGGAACTTTATGTTGTCCTGATTGTACGTCAAAAAAAGGTTATTATTTTTTAGGATCTTATGCTGATTATAAAATTTTAGCAACCTTGTTTCTACAAACAATACCTACTCCTCCATCAACAACACCCGGAGTTAAATATCCTTGTTGTTTGAATCATAGTCTAAACGTTACGGATGCTGTTGATTATGAAACAACTTTTGCTAATTTGGAGCCTCCTTGTTGTGATTCTAGTTTTGCCGAAGCTGTTACATTATTATTAGAAAATTCAAACATAACTGTAGCTTTTCCCAATTTAAGTATAGTAGAAGCTTCTACTTTTAATGGGGCAAGTGGTTTACGAATATTATTGGATTACTTGATTTTAGAAAACGTAACTCCTACAGAAATAGGATCTTTCTTTACAGCTATATTTACAGAAGGTCTTGTAATAAAATGTTTTGACTGTGATATGTATATAGGATCAGTTGCTTCATTTGGATCTTTTGCTGAAGCTAACTCTTTATTAAATTAATTAAACTTTTTAAAAATGGACGATTGCACTATTTGTAAAAAATGTCATAACGATTGTAAATGCGTTAAACCAAATAATTCAGGACCATCTTACGCTTTTCCAATGGCTTCATTTGTTTGGACTGGAGAACCTATAGGTTGTGATGAAAATATATTTGTTACACAAGGAATGACTTTAGAAGAAGCGTTTATTAACATGGCTACTTTTGGATGTAATTTACAATTACTTCCAGGACCACAAGGACCAGCAGGTCCAGCTGGAGCAATAGGACCCGTTGGACCAGCTGGACCTGCTGGTGCGGTTGGACCTCAAGGACCCATTGGACCTTCTGAAGTTATTGTTCAAAATACTTTATTTGTTTCTAAATTAGGTAATGATGCAACGGCTTTAAGAACTAGATTTGATAAACATTTTCTTACACTTGCAGCAGCAAAAGCGGCAGCTTTACCAAATGATCAAGTTTTTGTTTATCCGGGAGTTTACTCTGAAGGAAACAATCCATTTGCTTCTCAAGTAAAATATTACTTTTATGAGAATACTGCAGTTATTTGTCCTAATAATTGTTTTGTAGATGATCCAGTTACAGCAGTTAATTATTACGTAAGAGGAAACGGTAGATTTATAACTACTAACCCTGGAATTGGAGGAGTAGTTTTTTTACAAAACGCTGGTAGTCGAATTGATGTTGAGTTTGATTTAATGTCAGGAGCACAAGATGGAATAACTTTATCTGATTGTTTTGAGTTTAGATTTAAAGGAAAAGTTTTATCTGGTACTAATCAGTATATTGCTACAATTAGAGGAGGTTCTGCTGGAGTAATGGATGTTGACGATTATCAAGGAAATACTGTTTTACAACAAAATCCTATTTATTTAAGAAACTTAACAAATATAAATTCTCCAATCGTAATTAAAGGAAACTTAAGCACAAATGCTTCAAATAATGCTGCGGTAATGATTGAGAATTCTCCAAATGTTAATATTGATTTAAGTGGATTAAACATAGATGGTTCTGTTTCACCTTTAATTCCAGCAATAAGACAAGACTCAGGAAATTTAACTTATAGTGGAAAGATTACTAATTTTGATTATGGTATTCTTATTGGAGTTTCTGGAGGAGATGTTAAATTTAAAATAAAAGATTCTGAAATTATTTGTGATGGACAACCTTTATTGGTATTAAATGATGGGGCAGATGTTATTGGGGTAATTGATCAATCTACATTAGTTAAAATTAGTAACGTGTTAGATGTTTCAGTAGCTACTTTAAATAAAACAACAGGTACTAACAAAATATTATTTAACGACAGTCGATTAAAGAATTATAGTCCAGCTATTACTTCACATGGACTGGATCTTCAAGATGCCACTATCGATCTACAATTAAAAGATACTGAAATTTATAATATAGGTCCTGGAAAATCTATTAATTCGGCAGTAGCTGTAAACATAAATCTGCTTAGTGATTTAGTAGCAAATCAAACCATGCATGCAAATGTAACAAATTTAATTGCTACTACTCAAGTTAATATTACAACAACGGATCCAATAATTATTTAATAAATATTAAAATGGGAGATACATGTTCAAGTTGCGGTTCTGAAAATAAAGGATTGCGTGGTGAACGAGGACCACGTGGACCCGTAGGACCTCAAGGACCAATTGGTCCACAAGGACTTCCTGGAACAAACGGAGTTTCCGGAACAAACGGAACTCCAGGTCCACAAGGTCCTATTGGATTAACAGGTCCTCAAGGTCCTATTGGACCACAAGGTGTACCAGGTCCTATTGGACCACAAGGTGTACCTGGAGTAAATGGAGTCGATGGTTTACCGGGACCTCAAGGTCCGGCCGGTCCTGTATATACTCCAGAACTACATACTTATTTTGGTAGCGGAGATGTTACCGTCACCAATATAACTCATACAGATTGGTCAGATGTTGGAGTACCATTGGGTTATCCTATTATGGAACATACTACATTAAGTGCTGGTACATTTATTTGGACAATAGATTTTTGTTGTACCGATGAAGATCCAAATAGTAAAATTCAAGTAGGTGTGGGTATTAACGGATTATATCCAGTTGGAACTCCCATTATTACTCCGTTTATTGTTTTTGAATTGGACCCATCATTAAACTCAAAAACAATGCATTTTATTATTCCAAACGTTGTATCAGGAGATACGCTAAGAGTATTAATTAGGAATTTAAACGTTCCCGGATTCTCATTACAATCAGTTAAAGGTTTTTTAAGAAAGTTATAAATTCAATACTACTTTGGTTTGTGTGTAGTTTGAATAAAAGCGGATCTGTAATAGGTCCGCTTTTTATTTGTATTTTTGATTTAAAATCAGTATTTTAATCTATGAACTCTTCAGTAAAAATTAGAAAAACTAAAAGATTTGTTTCTGTATTTGAAAGACTTCAGTATCAAAAGTTTATTAAAGAATATCCGGAATATTCTAATAAAATTAATTCAGTTACAGAATTCAAAAGATTGTTGTTATTAGTACAAGAAGAAATAATAAAAGAACTTCAGAGAAATCCATATGGAGTTATTCTTCCTGAAAATTTTGCTGTTATCTTTTTAAATAATTGTGGAGAAAATAAAAAACAAGCAATTGATTTTGCTGCATCTAAAAAATACAACAAAAGGATATTTCATTTAAATTTTGGTACAGAAAATAATTTAATGAAAATTATGTATTTAAATAAAATACTTCCAACCAATGTTGAAAACAATGAGCTTTATTCTTTTTATCCGAAAAAAAGCTTTAAGAAAAAGTGTAGCGATTGGTTTAAAGATAATTGGACGAATTGTTTAACGTACAAAAGATAAAATAAAAAATGGAAAATAATAGAACTATACGCAGCATTGTATCTGAAATAAGAGGTTTATATAAACTTCATAACGAAGATGCTTTCGTAACCGATAATTTTCTCTACAGCATTTTTAAAAAATACGGAGATGTATTAATTAGAAGAAAGTATAATGAGAAAAAATTAATGAAAGGAGATTCTGCATTTCAATGGTTGCCTGTTGTGCAACTAATTGATGTTGATAAAATTGAAGCAGATTGTTTAGGAGTTAAAACGGAATGTACTTATAAAAGAACAAGGTTTAAATTACCTAAGATGTTGCAAGTGGATAAAGGATCTTTGATAAAATTAGTTTTTTCTGTAGATACCTCAGAAAAAGTTGAACAAATTACTTTATTAAAGTTTCATGAAATAACTAAATCGGTAAACTTTAAATATAATAAGGTTAAATATTTTTGGGAAAAGGGTGGATATTTATATTTCCCTAATGTTAATTGGTCTGCTGTTACGGTTCAAGCTTGTTTCGAAGAAAATGTAGTAGGTTATTGTTTGGAAACAGAAGAGTTAGCTGATTGTAAAGAGTGTACTGAATTAAACAAACCCAAATGTACTTACCGTCAAGATGATTTTGCACCATATTCAGATGATTTAGTTGCAGACATTCTTGGAATGGTAAGACAAGATTTAATGGGGAATGCGCAAATTCCTTCAGATACTTCGGATAATGCACAAAATATAATGCGATAAAAAATGTCATATAAAATAAAATATAGAACTTTTGATTCTTTAATGGCTGAGTTAAAAAGTGATTTTTCTACAATGGATTCTGATGGAATGATTGATCCTCAAGATTTCATCAAACATGCTAAGTATGTAAATTCATTTTTAGGTTTAAAATTAAATCAAACAAAGCAGCGTACTGTGGAAATTAGAAACGGTAAAGGAAAATTACCATCTGATTTTGATACATTTAATTTTGCTTTTATGATGAATTCATTTACCGAAGTTTTACCTAGACCTACTTTAGTTCAAACTTTAGTAGTTCCAGTTCCAAACTTTAACCCAAATGCGGAACATGTTGATATTTGTTTACCTGCTCCTCCGGAAATTGATCTAGAAACATGTACTCCGTGTTCACATAATGATTCTTGTAGTGATTGTCATACACCTTATACTAATTGCATGTGTGTTCCAAGCGATAGAGTTAAAATTGATTGTAAAGGAAATGCAACCGTTATTGTTCAAGAATACAATAGTCATGTAAGAGTTCACAAAGAACTTATACCGTTAAAGTTAGTAAATTCTCCTGCGGTTGAAGATTCTGAATATTGTTTTACTAAAAGTTTTAAAAGCTTTAATAACGTAAGTATAAGAGGAAATTTTATTTTTTCTTCTATTACCAATGGAACAATGTATTTGAATTATGAAGGTATGATGGAAAACGATGAAGGGGACCTTTTAGTTTTGGATCATGATTTGATTAATTCTTTTTATGAATACTACTTAAAATCTAAAGCGATTGAATTGGCTGAAGAAAAAGGTTATTCTGTTAGTCAAAATTTACAACAGAGAGTTGAAACCAATTTAAGAAATGAAAGAATATTAGCAGCAAGTATTGTAAATCAGTTTGAGTTTAACGATATTAAAAAAGCTTACTCTGTTACAAGAAGAGCGTTTTTTGCTAAGTATATTAAAATGTTTAGTTCGTATTGATATGAGTGATAAAAATACAAGTTCTTCACTTACTCAAAATACCTTTAATGGTTCTATGAGTAAAGATGATTCTTTTTTCGGAATGAAAGAAGGTGATTATGTAATGGCAAGAAATGCTATTAATAAATCATCTAAAGGAGATCGATTAACTAGAATAACTGAACCGTCCAATAAGATATGTTCATATGCTCCATATGTTATTATTGGTGCTAGAAATTTAGAAAATGATTGGTGGATTATTTTTTCCACAAATAATACACTTTCTGAAATTGGTTATTTTTATGCTAACAAATGTGAATACAAAAAATTAGCTAGGGGAACTTGTTTAGGTTTTAAAACAACTCATCTTATTACAGCCGTATCTAGACCAACTTATGATGGTTCA